ACCTACAAATTGATTGACATATAGTGAGATATTTACGCCAAAATTGGTAGGATTTAACTTAACTGCATTGAATTGTGGATCATATGTTAAATTGCCAGGAATTACTACAGATCCCTCTTTAAATATATGACTACCAAAAGATTCAACCTGATTTTGTAAAATTGATTGAATATTATTTAATTCTCTTGCTTGGACAGGTCTTCCTGGATTAAAAAGAACTTTATAAAAATTCTTTTCGGCGTCAAAATCATCAAAGTAAGGACTTACATTTAAATTTGTTTTTTGTGCCATTGGTTAGAATTCCAGGATAATTTTAATGTCTTCTTTTTGTCTAACATTACGAGATACAAGAGGTCTATTGTCAATATAAATTACATCCCCTGTTTTTTTATTTATTTCAGGATTTGCGAGACCATTTGTAAATGTTACTCCAAGATTGATAATTGAATTATTTACCGTAGTTGTAATTCCAGAGAAAGAAGATATTTGTCCAGAAAAACCACTTGTTTCACCAACCACATTTCCTCCAGAGGCGCTGAAATCAATATTTGCTTTTGCCTCCGTTGAAACTCCAACATAATCAGTTTGGTCGTGGGTTGAACCATAATATAAAGATCTGTCTCTGAAATATTTTAAAACTTTAGTATCAGCATCATATGATGCAACATATCCAACAGCAATGCCAGTAGAAACTGTTTGATTAATTTTTTCTCCAACTTCAGGTAAGAACGCATTTACAGAATCAAACTGCATAGCATACAAACCTGAAAACTCACCACCACTAAAAGTTTCTGTAGATATAAATGTTGTTGGATTTTTTAAAATTCCTATTTGGCAAAATTTTGTGTTAGTTGGAAAATCTCTAGTGGAATCATCAAATCTTGCATATATCATTACTCTGTCAGCACCTAACTCTTTGTATAAATCAAATCCGTGCCCTCTAGAAGGCGGTATAATGGGGATTAATTTTGCGGGGTTACTGATGGTGCTTCCAGGTTGTAGAGGACCCAAATCGACGATTCCATACGTGTATCCGGTGCCACCAGAAGTTACTGTAGTATCTGTAATTTCACCATTCGCATTTGTTTGAACAAATACTCTTCCTCCAGTTCCATTTCCCAAAATATCTACTTCACCTGAAGTATAATTAGATCCTGCATTTGAAATATAGACTGTTTTAATTTGATTGTTATTTAATGTAGAATCTCCATTCTCTCTTACTGCAACAATTTGTGAATCGGTAGATGTTTGCCAATTATTTGGCAATGTTATATATTCTGTGGAATCAAATTTTATAATATCTGCTGGAGTAACTGTAAATAGATATTTCCAAACATATCCATCTTCTCCAGTTCCAGCGACAGTAGGTTCTAAATCGGTAGTCGTTGGTTCATACTGTGATTGATTTCCTGTGGTATTAATACCACTAGATCCATTTTCTATACAAATGTAAACATTATAATCGCTGTTTAATACATAATATTCGGAATCATATAACCTTGCTCTTCTTGATACTGGAGATAAATTTTCAACACTATAGTCGTGCCTGTACATATCGTACTTTTTACCCCTCACCCAATCCACTCTTTTAACAACTCTTCTTATGTTTGAGGAGGTAACTTTTTTTCCAAAAAGAAGCGTATCTTCATATTGTGTAAGATAATCTAAATTATCCGTTGGATTTGGTATCACACCATTTGTTATTCCAGGACCATCCCAATTTAAGTTTCTTCCAAATCCAGTATACAGATTTGGGTTAGTGAGACCAACCCAAACATAATAAGAATTAGAAGAATCATCTACCGATTCTATAAAGTTACTGGCATTTAAAATTCTAAATTGATCTGTTACAAGTGCAGACATCTATATGATTCTTTTTTTTATATTTATATTGTGTTAGAGATCCTTTTTAAGAGATCCATTACTTCTTAATCCATATCCTCTTCTTTGAATAATTGGATACGTGGATAATCCCGAATTATATCCAAGTGTAGTAATTCCAATGCTTGATGTATAACCAGTCACTCCTATTGAAATTGGATTATTGGATCTAGAGAATCCTGACAATCTTCCCCAAGACAATCTACCTACAGGATATTCAAGCGTTCCAGTAGTTGCAATCCCAACAATAGATGTGTTAGATGCGATATTGCAAGTTATGATACCTAATGTGGAATTAATTGCGTGAATTTGATAAATGTTATTCAAGAAAGAGGTGCTAATGGAAATAGTATCAGTATTAGTTGTGTTTATAGATGTTACTCCTTGTCCAACAGTGGTTTCAGAAATATAGACGGGGTATCCAACCTGCAAATCTGGGAACGAGAATGGATCCCTATCTAAAGTAAATTTAAGTGCTAAAGGAGCTCCAATTCCAGTTGCAGTTTCAATTCCTATGATAGAAACATCATACCCTTCAACATCAGATATATTAGTGATTATTTCATATTGTTCCGAAGAATCATTGGATAAAATAAACGCATCAAAACTAATTGGCGATTCATTTTCATAATTGAAGAGACTGCTGTCATCAACAAATATTTGATTTGTAGAATTACTAAAATCTCCTATAATATTTGCAGTTGGATAAATTTGTGATTCTAAAGAATCTCTTGACTTGTAAACAATTTCACCATTGAGTATTAGGTCTGTCTTTTGCTTAGTCCAATATATTGGTTTGTTATTAGTTTCATCAACTCCCAGTCCGGTATATAAATTTGTTTCAATTTTGTCAGAAGAAGAAACATCATATATGATTCTCTTATCTTGAGTAATTGTATTTTGAATATTTGCGTTATTACTAAAGATTTGTACAGTATCACCAACTTTAACAGTCTCTATCGCATTAATTTGAATTGTATCTTCATCTCGTGTACCACGATAGAAGAATATTGCTATATTATCTTCTGGTTCTGGCGCAACTGAGAACGTGAATGAAGTTCCCCCACTAAACTGATACGAAACTCCAGGTTCCTGTAAAACGCCATTAATAAAGATAAGAATAACTGAATCTAAATCAATTAGTTGAGAATCTGGATCATTTTCATCAATCTCAAAACTGACAAGTTCTGAATTATAGAAAAGTGGGAATCTTGTTCGGATACCATCTTGATATGCCTTAACAGAATCAATGTAATCTAATTCTCCAAACTGCCAAGATGAGAAGGAATCTGTGAAAACATCTAGAACGGTTAATTCAAATTCACTAATTGGAGAAGATAGACCCTTTGCAGTCACTAGTCCTACTGGTTTAAATACATCACCCACTCTAAAGGAATATCCATTTCTAGTGATATTAAAATTCTTAACTTCAAATAAAGTAGAACCAATTCCAGTAGTAGTTGAACTTGCTCCAACCTCAATATTTAAAAGTAAACCAATTCCAGTGTCTGTTGTGTTTCCAATTCCAAGTCTAGAAACACCAGTTACAGGTAAGTTTTCATAAGAAGGAGAAGAAACATTTATCGTTGGATTGGTATATCCTGCTCCAGGATTGACAATGTTGAATGATAAAGTTCCACCTGCTCCAACATTTGCAGTTATGACAGCTCCAGTTCCAATATGTCCGCTTTCAGTAACTGCAACGGAAACAGGATTTCTATAACCAGATCCAATAATATCCATAGTTCCAATTCCAATTGCAACTATTGATCCACCTGCTCCAACAACAGCAGTAACAGAAGCTCCTACAAGAGGCGCTATTCCCAGACCTCCAGTAGACCCAAGAGATACAATTACACCACCACGAGGAAGTTGGTTTTGATTAACATCATAGTCTGATGTAAATATGCTACTATTAGATGATGTTATTCCGGAGAAAGTAATACTCGTAATTCCAGAGTTTTCTGATATCAAATAATTATTTGATGAATTATTAAATGTTGTTGGAGACTGGAAGATATTATTAATAAATACGATTCCATTTCCTCCAGAAGTTCCTAATCCAACTGTGTTTATTCCTTGAGAAGTTAGTATAAATGTTTGTCCAATTCCAGTAAATTGATTTGAAATATCATCATAGACACGATTAGTAGTATAATCTTCTCTTAAGAAAACTCTTCCGCTAAAAGAAGCTCTTTCTCTTGGCAAATTAGACTCACTGGGTCCCACTAAATCGAGAGAGTTTCCTCTAGGAGCTTCTGTGAAGAAAATTTTATTTTCAGAAATATTATAAGATCCTCTATAAACTCTGGCGATAGAACTATCAGTATGGAGTCCGGCAGTAGATCCAACAAATCCACGAGTTACTTCTACAAGAGAAATACTTCCAGTAAATGTAATAGGACCAGTATTCGTTATGCCCAATCCAACATTTTCAACTCGTACATATTCATCATCAATTTTTATAATGTCTGTTGGAGTAATGGAACTAATACCACTCAAAGCAAAAATTGTAGATGCAGTTCCAATTTGTCCTCCATTTCCAGACAATGTATGAGTTATATTAGAATATGCAAGAGGACTTTGTACAATATCATTAATTGAAATTATTGATTTTTCATTCTTTTTATACATTTCCAATTGATGAGCATTTCCCAAACCAACAGATGTAAATGTTACTCCAATTCCTTGAGTAGCATATTCTTCTCTTGTAGAAATTCTAAATGTATCGTTACTATCTTTTATTGCATATACTACGGATGGTAGTATTGTTGTAATTACTCCAACATAATTTGCAGTAGCACCAATTCCCATCGCAGAGGTTCCAATTCCAATAAAAGTGGATTTTGGAGTATAGATTAATTGCTCTCCTGTATTGAAGAAATGATTTGCAATTGTAAATACACCTGTCACTGGATTTAAAACATCACTATCTGATGGATTAAAAGTTTTCATAAAAATTGGCACGCCTTCATATTTGGCTTCAAAATCATATTTGTTTATGTTTGGTGAATTTGCACCATAATATTTGGCAACTTCGACTTCTTGTCGAACTGGCGAATAAGTTAGAGCAGGAGGAACATTGACAACATCTAGATCTCTATAGAAGTTTTCACTAAAAGAAAGTATCTCTAAATTGCCAGAAA